ATCCTCTTCAAAGTCTAGTTGTGCTGTGAGGCGATCGTCTGGTACTTCGCTCATAACCTTATACTATAACAACACTAATATTTAGTATAGTTTTAGTAGTGTTCTTCACCTGGACCTTCAACGTTCCATACTAGATTACCTGCAACAGTAACTCTCTCTTCATTGGTGGATTTATATGGATACACCCCATGCTTAACATGAGATGGGAAGGCAATGATAGTACCATTCCAAGACTTATCAATTTCTAATACATCGTTCTCTAATTGAAAGGATCCATGACAACGATGCTCTTCCTTTTCTTCTCTACCATAAGGTAGATCTACAAAGATAACAAAACTCACTACACCGTTGTGACAGTGCATTGGATTATATTCACCTGGTCTTTGATAGTTTACCCACAGATCTCTAAGCTTTAAAAAAGGACTAACGTCCCCCATTGACTCAAATTCCCATGGACATGTCTGATGTATATCGCTCCATAACCTAGCACCATACCTTGTTAGATATAATTCTAACTCTGAACTCCATGATATACTCGACTGTTGCCCAAGTGCTCCAACCAGTCTGTCATTATAATTCCAGTCCTGATCAAGTCTTCTTTTCTTTGTTGTTGAAAGTAATTCAGTGTAGAGAAAGTCAGGTAACTTCTCACTGATTATCATTGATGTATTTCTAAGGTCGTGCCAACTCATGTATCTCACACTTTACATAATTACAGTCTGAACATTCCATTTCGGATCGATAACTCTCGACCTTATGAATCAATCTATCGTATTCAGTTCCTACTACTGGGTGAGCAGACTTGTAGTAGTCACAGGCTTGGAGTAGGTGTGCTACATCTTGTTCATGAAATTGCATTATATATCTAAGGCATACAACATTGGTAGGTCAGGTGTCTTACCTGCTTCTACATATGAGAGCACTCTAGCACCTGGATAAATTTTGTTAGCTTGTTTCTGGATCTCCTGACGCTGAGGCTTCTGTAAGTTAGGAAAGAATATCTGGACGCGATACATTCTGCCACGCCAAACCAACTCGACGTAATAGTATTTCCCGTACTCATTCAGACGTGCCGCTGCCATTAGTTATTAACCACTTGAACTTCTGTACAGTATACAGTAGAACCTGATCCTGTCTTAGGCATTATAGCATACTTTTGAGAAAGTCTAGCTTCAGCAGTACCTGAGAAAGCACTGAAACCTGAACCGTCAACGGCAACTGTGAAAGTTGTGGGAGTAACAGCGGTAATTGCTTGATGAGATACATTATAATCACCTACAGAGGAACCAGTTGTTGTGACATAATCACCTACCTTGAATTGGTTATGATTTCCACCTGATCTTTCGATTGTAAAAACTGTTGGGTTAGCAGCAGTACATCCAGTGATACCCACTCTTATGGGACTATCTCCTTTCAGTATTACTGATTCTCCTTTCTCAACATAGAGAGTTGAGGTGGTAGCATTGGCATTGCCACCTATAGCAATAGCACATCCACCCTTGGCGATGTCCACTGCGAATCGGTACAAACCTGTCTTAACTGATAATGCTGCGCTTTGTGTGTTAGCAGCACTACCCACGTCAGTCGTAGGTCCGTCCTGTACTACTTTTAATACGGTCATGATTTTTTAGTTGGTTCCTGAGTTATTTATCTTTGGAAGCATTCTTTAACATCTTCTGGAGATCCGCTGTGCTCCCTACGAATAGGGCGTTGTTCACAGTTGATGGACCTTTCTTAGATTCTTCTTTGACATCCTTAGTCATCTTTTGGAGAGTCATAAGTTTGTCAGCAACATCACCTACATGCTTAATTAATTGTCCAGCAACTTCATATGCTCTGGGATGGTCACTACCTTGTGCTACATCTAAAGCACCATCGACTGCCTCTTGACCTTTCTCTATAAGAGAATATAAGTTTGCTCTCGCATACTCATGGTCATCTCCCACTTGATCTTCAGAGATCTTTTTAGTAGGTCTCTTTTTTGGAGTTGGATTGTTTACAGCTTCAACAGTATTGAATGCTTTATCCAAACCCCCATAGTTTTCATTAGCCATAGAAAGAAGTCATCTCATTGAATCCAAAGTCATCGTCACTGTCTATTAGAGCAGTGTCAGCAGAGGTAATTAAATCAATCACAGATCCACTAGCATGAGCAGATGATGTGGTTGCGTTCTGACCACGTGTGACAGTAATACTTGTACCATCAGGCTTGGTCTTAACCTTCATAACTTCATTATTGATTTCAATGTAATCTCCAATACTGAAGACTGTTGAGTCAGTAACTTGAAGTGTACCAATCTTAGCAGTAGCAGCAGCAGTTAAGGTTAGACCTGCTCCATCACTATCCTTATCACGTAAGGCTTTTGGTTCGACTGTATATGATACACGTCGTGGTGAATTGACCACATCGGTACCAGTCTTGTAATCGACTTTTGCTTTCTTGATTGGCTTGCCAGTCTGCGTAGGTCCGAAGATATACGCTTTCATAGTAAAACTAATATCAATAGTAGTTAATTTCCTTGTTGAGAAATCTCCTTCATAATCATCAGCATACTGAAGACTGTTAAGTACTATAGGTATATCACGGTACTCGTTGATGTCATCAAGTATTTTAATAGTAACATTATATGATGGTTGAAATATTGGTAGTATCTGTTCAGTAATCTCTAGTGCCTCATCGTTTGTCTTCGATAAGATAGACATTGTGAAATCTAAATTATATGGTACAGGTGTAAATATTTTCCTTACAGCATTAGCACCATCCTGTTTGTAGTCAGCAGTAATAGGACTTAGTTTCCTACTACTATCATATGATATACCTTGCATCTCAAATGAGATTCTAGGTAATGTAATAGCAACCTTCTTGTTGAGATCTGGTTGTTGCTCCAGTCTAGCCAAGAACTTTTGCTTAGGACCATAGGCAAGTGGTACCTTCATCTTCTGATAGGTAGTACCTGAAACTTCCTTACGGACCTCTATATTATTAAAAAGTGTACCGAAAGCAACTACGCACTTACGGATAACTTTGTTGTATGTGTATGCTCCTAACATATCAAGTAGCTATTCCAAATGGGTTTCCTTCACTGAAGTCAATAATATCATCAGCCTCACTCTCAAACAATGTACTGTCAGAGAACTTGGTGTCTGTTGTTTTCATTGCATCAAAACTATGTATAGTAATAGACGCTCCAGAAGTGGATCCAACTAACTGCTCACCAATAGAGAAGTCCGCAGTTGGGTTCTTAAGTTTGAGCCATCCTTCACTCTTATCCCAGTCTGCCAGTAGAGCAGTACCAGAGGATAGATCTCCAGTAACTGTTTCTCCATCGGAGAAGTTACCAGATAGACCACCAGGTACAGACTGTAAAGCAAATGCAGCAGTAGTGTAATTAGAACCAGGAGTGTCTATAACTATGGATTCAACTGAGTCATACCCTGACCCTTCGTTTGTTATCTCAACCTTAGTGAGTTCACCAGACGAATTAAAAGTCGGGGTAACCACTGGTTTGGAGCCTGAGCTAGGAGGATCAGAGAAATTAATACTAGATCTAGATACATCATAACCAGCACCTCCGTCGATAATTGTTATTCCTGTCATTTTACCGTTGACCACTTTGGGATCTAATACGGCAGCTCTAGTTGGAGTTGATCCTGCTACATTAGCAATGATCATCTCAGCATGAGCAGTACAACCACTCCCGTCTCCACTGCAAGTAACAGTAGGAGTGAAATTGTACTTACTTCCGTTTGTAGTGACGACTCCTTGGGTGACCGATCCATTACTAATGAGTGGGGTAGCGGCAGCTGCTACACCTGGGTTAACCAGATAGTAGTACTGTACTGTATATCCAGTATCTATAAGCTCATCATCACCAGCAAAGAATTCTCCCTGCTCATCACTGAACTCAAAGAGTTCTGCCTTAAGTTTATATACGTAGTTCTTACCAAGCTGATAGAAAGGTTCTTCATGCTCTACGAACTTGATCTCAAAATAGTTAGAACTCAATGGGAAGAATATTAGATCTCCTTCCTGTGGTCTATCTCCTAATGCTATATCGTTATCTTCTAAAAGGAACTGTGATATTAAATCTTGAAATCTCTGTTGTGAGATAACCATACTTATTTCATCAGTCTGTCTTATACCAAACTTAGTTAGTAAATCTCCACCACCTTGGAACCCATCAAAGTTCTCTAGGTATGCTTCAATCAGATATGAGTCGTCAAATTCTGACGCAATCTCTTCATTGAATACACCATCCTGAGCAACCATCTGTCTGGGGATATACAATATATCCAACCCAAACATCTTGATAAACTCTTCAGTAAGATCTTGCTGAAGGAACTGTTCGTTACGAGTTCCGTGAGTAAAAAATACGTTTCTCATCCAATCATATCCATTGGTGGGATTTCATATGTAGAGATCATCTTATCTTCAAGCTCATCGAGTTCTCTCTGACCTTCTCTATATAACTCTTCACCGTTCATGGTAATACCACCAGGTAACTGAGCACCCTTGAACTTACTTAAGTTCTGACCCCACTGTCTCTTAACTAAAGAGGTTAGGTATCTCTTAAGGAATATATCATTATACATGTCTGTGTTCTGTGTTGGATCTAATGCTCTCCAGCAATCAAATACCAAGAAGTCTCCGTCATTCACATCAGTGTGGAAATCTAGATCCATAAAGAGCTTATCTCCTCTCATCTGGAATCTCAATTGCTTCTGACCTTCCAATAACCAATAGATATCTTCCATCCTCCTGTTGACCATTTCATAAGTAAGGATCTCTGTCTGAGTCAAATCCCATAGGTCATTCAATCTCCACTGATACCTAACATCAAACATGTTAGTAGTATTCTTTGAAGTGAAATCAAATATCTTAACCACCTGAGTTACATGCTCAGGCATCTCAATGAAATTATTCTGTGTAAGAAATTCTGTTGCTCTAGCACCTACCTGTGTAACAGTTTCTGTACTATCAGTCTTCATCAGATCTATGGTAGCCTGATCAAACTTATACTTTAGGAAAGTTCTCAAGTAACCATCACTGTTTCTTTCATTGAAGAATTGAACAGCGTCATCTACGAGATCAGATATCTGATCGTCATCGACATTAATTTCTAAAACTGGTGCACCCAGTTTTCTTAAAGAATACTCTATGAGAGCATCGCGGGTTGCTGGTTTTGCCATTAAACTGTATCGACGTTGAATCTCACTCGTACATAATATGTAGTAGTTGGTAGTAGATTCACATCACCTGGTAAGGTGTACTGTAGTAGGTTGGTTGAGTTTCCTAAGGATTGGTGTTCAATATTCAGGAATGTATCTGCCTGAGAGAACTGCCAGTCAGTAGAGTTGTGTCCATATCCAGCCTTGATAGCTGGGGAAACAACGTTAATCGTTGGATTAAATGCTGGAGTGAATGCCTGTATGACAGGTTGATCTACAACTGGTGTCTTAAAGACAACTGGGTTACCATAAGATGATACCAAACCATTGTTATCCTTATACTTAGCTTGTGCTGTATAAGATGTATCAAAGTCTAAGTAACCCGAAGGTACTGTAAATGTAGCTAAGTTAACTGTATCACCAGCAGACAAGTCAGGAACTGTAATCAATGAAGTATCATATATCACAGTGTTATCAGATAATTTCTTAATCAACCAGTAACTAGCATAGTGAGTAGAACCTGCGTACTGACTATTGAAAGCAGCAGTAGTAAATGTTGGTTGTCTATTATATGAAAGGGTAGTATCAGTATCAACATTAACAGTCAGTGAAGCTGGTGCTGATACAAATTCAGATTCATTAACCGTTATAGTAGCAGCATTAGATGTTACTGATATGGCATTAGAATTAGATAGTACACAACGGTACTGATTATTTAATGTTGGGAATGGTTGAACAACTGTAGTATAAGCAGCAGCAGTAGCACCAATTACATTACTCCAGTTACCACCACTATCAGTTGACTTCTGCCACTGGTAGTTGATTACACCACTTGTTATAGAAGCAGTAATATTATATGTTGCTGCGTTACCTTCAATGATAGTAGCATCTTGTGGTTGAGCACTGATAGCAATTACTCTCAGAACTGTTAAGATAGCATATGTGGAAGTAATAGATGCTTGAGCACCTACCAAACTTACAACACAACGGAACCTATCATCATTGTCAGTACCAAATACTAGAGATGGTGTGTTATATGTTGCTGCTGTAGCACCAGGAATATCATTATAGTCAACAGCGTTGTCAGACTTCTGCCATTGATATGTCTGTGCTCCACTAGATGTAGAACCAGTTACAGAGAAGGATGAACTTCCTCCTTCATTACCAGTTGCGTTAACTGGTTGAACAGTAATTTGATGAGTTCTGTATACAGTAAGATTTGCTGCGTTTGTATAAGCAACAGCATCTGCTCCTGTAGCATCTAACTTACAACGATATTGATCAGCATGATCATCAGCATATGTTAGAGTGCTAGTTGTATAAGAGTCACTCGTAGCACTTGGTACATCTGCCCAGTTACTACCAGCGTCATCAGACTTCTGCCACTGATACGTTAGTGTTGGAGTATGATTACTCCAGATAGAATTATATAATTCAGGATCAGCAGCAGTCTCAGCATGAGCAGCGTTACCACCACCTGAAGGGGTCGTCCAGTTTCCTACCCCGAAGGAAGAATTTAATAGTGCGGTTATAGCACTGTTGTCTACAGTACCAGCACAAGTAAACGTAGCAGTACCAGTCTCATCAGAAGATTGATCAGATGGATGAGATGTTACTGTAACTTGTACAGTCTCTACTTGTAGTACAGCAGCATTAGAGAATACGTTGGAAGCACCAGGGGCAGATAAGTAACAACGATATTGATACTCATCATACTGTGATGTTAACGTGGGTGTAGTATAAGAAGCACTTGTAGCACCACCTATATTACTCCAGTTACTACCATCATCGATAGATAACTGCCATTGGAATGTAATGTCAGAATTATCACCATCACTAAGAGTAGCAGCAACATCAAATTGTCTTGTACCACCTACAGATCCTGTTTCATTATCAGGGTGATCTGTTACTGTGATACCTCGTGCGACTGTTAGTGTAGCACTGCTGGAAGTAACTTCAGCTGCTCCAACAGCATTAACTTTTACTCTGAAATAGTCTCCATTATCAGCATTAAATGATCCTGGAGGTGTGCCACCACTATCGTAAGTAGTAGCAGTAGTTGTATATGTATTACTTGTAGCACCAGAGATTACATGCCATGCTGTGTCATCTTCTGATTTCTCCCATGAGTATGTTACTCCAGCACCATCAGCAGTTGTAGCAGCGGCTGTATATACAGCAGCAGTTGGAGCTGTAACTGACTGGTTGGTTGGTTGTGTATTAATCGTAACTGTTCTGTATACAGTTAATGTAGCAGCATTAGTTGTTGTAGTAGTTGCTGCTGTATTTGAATCACAGACGCATCGGTACTGCCATCCATTGTATGAGTAATCATCATCAACAGTTAATGTATCTGTTGTCTCTCCACTGTGTCCAGCCTGAGAACTGATGTCTGCCCATCCTCCACCTGTACTATACTGCCATTGATATGTAACAGTAGAACTATCGGATGTACTAGCATTGAGAGGACCGAAGGTAGCATTGGTTCCAGCACCCGCCTCAATACTTGTACTTGAAGGTTGCGATCCGATAGTTACAATCACACCTGTTCCAGATGTGTGGAAATTGTAACTTTGTGATTCACCACTGGTCACTTCGTTGACCGTCACACTATAGAAACCATCCTGATAGCTCGATGTAACAGTACCACTTAGCTCACCAGAAGTGGCGTTAAGTGATAGTCCTGTTCCAGATATACTGTCACCACTTAGGGTGTACTCTCTGATATTGAATGGTTCAGTAGCGTAGCTAGTGAATGTGTTTATTCCTAATTGGGTTGATATAGAAGCACCGTTAGCAAATCCATCACCACCAACTGTTCCTGTAGTAACTCTATTAGAAGTTCCTGTTCCTTGGACACTCTTGATAGAGAATGGATGACCTGAAGCATTAACGTCAAATATTAAAGTATCACCAACGGTTGCGTTGATTGTAACGTCATCTCCAGTATCACCTGGTTCAGCAAGAGTGATAGTTCCTACCATACCACCATGGTATTCACATTGGTAATAGTAAGTACCAGCAGTTGCTCCTGTTGTATTCCATACAACGTTACCAACCTCAGCACCTTGACCTGTTACCCCTGATGATATTTGATTACCAGTACCTGTACCAGCCTGTGTCTTAAGATAGAAGGGGTGTCCTGTTGCGTTAACAGCAAATGTTATTGTATCTCCGACCCATACCTTTACACCAGGATCAGCAGCAGAACTATGAGTAGTATCTCTATCAGTACCAGATATAGTATAGTCACTACTACCAGTATTTGATACGGTAATACTGAGAGATGTAGTTGCTACATTTTGTTCAGCAAAATTATAAGCACCATTACCAGCATCAGTTACATTCCATTTTCTAACAGCACTTCCACCACTACCAGACAATACAACCTGACCATACATGTTAGTATGAGATTCGCATTGTGTAAAGTATGTTCCTGTACTTACTCCTGTAGTCTTCCACCAGATTCTTCCACTGGTTACTCCAAATCCACCACTCGTTGATAGTGTACCAGATGCTCTATGCCATGCTATAGACTTATTAATATACTTGGTGAATATACCTCTTACCTTACTGAGAAGAGAAGTAGTGTCTTGGAAATTAAAGTCAGCACCTGTATCAACTGGAAGTTGTTCAATGGTACGACCTGTATGACCTGCCTCTTCACTGTCAAGTTCAGCATATAAAGCTACGTTAGCAAACGTAGGACCATCTGTTGCTTCATGTGTACCTGATACAATTGCCATATAGTTGTTAGTACCACCAGCAGTTTCATCACTGGTACCAGAGTTAGTAACTTGAATAGTTATTGTGTTAGCAGCAGCATCCTGAGCAATAATTCCATGCCAGGTTCTTGATACATCCTTTATGTCTATTCCACCAACAGTTAATGAGTTGGGTTGTATTCTTAACTGTATCTTCTTACCAACATTGTTTAGGAAGTAAGATGAGTTAGCAGACTCGAACTCAATCTTTATTTGTTGACTACCGTTAGATACCTCAAATGGGTTAGATGGTAGTTTATATTCTTTAGCACTGTTACTAGGATATGCTGTACTACTTACAGCATTATACTTACCAGTATCTCCACTAGCTCTTACCCAGTTCTTACATAGGGTGGGTAAAGTATTAGTAGCATGAGTGTAACTATTAGCAGCAATGAACTGGCATACTACACCAGCAACAATAGGTCCAGAGAATGATGTACCACCAATATTAGTGTAGTTACTTACTGTATTATATGTTGTGTTCGTAGTCCAGTCGTACTTCGGAGATGTTATGTGCTGACCTGGAGCAGTAGTTGTACAACCTGATCCATAGTTAGAAAAGTCTGCCCAGTTGTCATTGTAATCTGTAGCACCTACAGATATAGATGCGATGTTTGTATCGAAGATGTTAACATCACCATCTTGATAACCTGATGATCTAGCACCAGCTTTAAATCTTGTTTGTAGAGGTCCAGCGAAGTTATCACCAGAGTCTTTGAAACCATTACCAGCAGATCTAACAAGAACTATGTTAGCATCTACTACATCTTTTTCAGTTTCGTCATATAGTTCAATGTCGAACCCTGCGTCAGTTCCTGATTCGTTTAGTTCAACATAAGGTACTGATCCACTAGGAGTAGTTGGACCAAAACTAGCATTGATAACTGCTGGTCTAGTGTTACCTTTATAGTTAACATGTCCTGAATCATTATGGTTTATAACAGCCTGATAGGCATTCATAATACCTGACAGTGATCCACTACCAACAGAACTAAAGCATTTTACACCGTAGACTTTAACCTTTCTTCCGACACCAGATTTAATACCACCAGCTAGACAAGCACATTGAGTCCCGTGACCATTGTCATCTTCATTAGAGTCGGGATTTCCGTTGACTGTATATCCTGATGTATATCCTCCAACCTCATACACACGGTATGCTTGTTGCTCAGACAAACCATTTAAGTCAGCGTTGTTTGTTACGTCAAATAATTCTGGGTGGAGTCCGACGTTCGACCCCGTTGGGCGCGACGCTCCTCTAACACCAGTATCAAGTACGTACAAGTCAACACCTTCAGATTCTTCAGTAGTGAAGTATTGTCCATTAAGATAATTCCTATTCTGTTTGGTAATCCTATCTAAATGCCAGAAGTCGTGTACACAAAGGCAACCATACCTAAGAGGACTATCGTTATAAGCACCATAGTCAGCGTTACTAGCATTGTACCAGTATAGCACAGATGCTGTTGTTGATCCTATTGTTAAACGTGTATAAGCACCAGAAGATCCTGGAGTACCAGCAGTAGTTACACCAGTAGTATAGTCTACACCATCTTTATGTGTACCATCAGGTATGATTGAGAATAGAATACGATGACCAGCGTTTGATGAATCTGATTGGTCGAATGTATATGTACCGCCCTGAGTAAAACCTGAGTAAGTTCCTATTCTAGAATAAACACCACCTTGAGAACTTGCAAACTGGAATCGGTTCTGTCCACTATAGTTGGCAACCTTAACATAGATGGTACCACCACCAGACCCAGTTAAAATTCTTGTATTTTTATTATCTGTATTAACATCTGATACTAGAGCAGTTGCTTCTTCTACAGTATCCTCTGAGAAGATGACATTCTCGACTGCTCCATCAACAGGTTCTACTTCAAATTGCTTATCATAAGTAGCACCAACTACGTATGGCAATTTGCGAATATTATCTATAGAGTCCTGGTCCTCACTGGGAGCAGTAAACTGAATAGTCTTAAATGATGGGAAGGAACGTACAAACTCTAAATAGCTATGCTGGCTGATGATTCCTGTCTGAGCACCATCCAATGCTGTTGAGTCTGCGACCTTTACTAAAAGGGTTGCCATTTATATCTGGGTCAGTATTATCCTCTTTTGTATTTATAGAACAAATGGCTGGACTTAGAGATAGAGAAGCACCTATTGGTGAGTATAGGAATAGAGAACACCTATACTCTAGGGTAGATTTACCGTTCACTGGTGATCCAAGTACGATACCTTATGATGTGGGAAAGAAATATGAAGAACGTCCTATCATAGCAATAGGTACCACAAAAAATATTTACGGGAAGAGGTATTATCTCATAGTACAAGGAGATAAGACCCATTCCCGTCAAAGGTATGAATTCGATGAGAAGCATGATTTGATCTCATCAAAGTTTTTAGGATTAGAAGTTACTTAGTTTTAACATCCTTTGGAGGTATTGCTACTGGTGGGGCATTAGTCCCCGCAGGTCCAGGACCAGTACCTTCTTCATTTTGAGTAGCGAGACGCAACCCTTCAATAGCTCCACCTAAGCGTAGGAGCTGATCTTCTCGTGCCTTTAAAGCTTCTTTAAGTTCAGCTACTTCTGCTCTAACTTTACTTTGCTGTTCAGTAAAGTCGGTAATCATTTCTTCAATAGTCATTTAGATTCCTCACGTTTAATAAGAGATTCCACACCAATTACTTGTGTGCGTACGATATCTAGTGCTTCAATAGCACCCTCAAGACGATTCACTTTATTGCGAGCGTCATTAACTTCAGTTAAATCAATCCTTGTCATAAGACTAGAATTCTTTTCTAACTCTTCTTCCTTTTCTTTGACATCCGCACGAGCCTGAGTAAGTTGACTTAAAAAGTCCTCCCATACCTGGTCGAATGTCCATCCCTCTTGCTGAGTTTCCTCAGTAGTGGGAGCTGTGTTTTCATCAGACATAATTTTGTACTTCGTCTTTAATGTGCTGTTGGGTCATAGTATAGGGAGTAGCAAGATAAGGACGAGTGTCATATCTCAAGTCACTGTACTCACCATCAGCGTACACGAACTGTAAGAAAGCATTTACATGTTCCCTACCAGTATACTTTTCCCTCCAATGAGGAATAGTTCCCGTATATATTACCACATCTCCTGGTTCTAAGTCAACCCTCAACTCCTGCCCCATCCATTCAAATAGTAAATCCCATTGAGTATCTCTTGCAAGAGAGACGTTAACTGCCAACTGCGAAGAGCGGCGATCAGTATGTTTTATCAACTCACTTCCCTCTGTATATATGCGACCATAGGAATAGGTCGGATGGAGATCCGTACCTAAAATTTTCTCTACAATAGGTTGAACATATAGACTTAATGCTTCAAAGCATAGTGGAGAATACCAAGAAAAACAACCTGGTACTGTGGGATCATTATAACCTTCCTTATTGCCCATGGCAAGTAAGGCATCCCTCATCAATCTGAATTCAATATAAGCAAATTCAACTATCGATAGAGGGATCAAACCCTTCTTGACTTTTAGTATTGGGGAATGTGTAATTACGTCGGTCATAATGTTGACTGTTATATATGGTAGGCATACAGGGTATGCTCATTGATAACCTTTCTCCATTAGGAGATGCTTTGTGAAAAGCCCTGTCTGGTATGTATAATAGATCTCCAGGATTCATATCTCCTTCCCAATCAATTACCATCTCTTCTTCATTGTGATAGAGATCATTCCGAGAATGGTATAATGCTGTTGCTCTATTCTTATATACCTTCCATGGTGTAGTACCCTTAGTCTGTATTATAAGGTTAGCAAAATGGTCATAGTGACATTTGAATGATCCACCCAAACCCCTACCACCATATACATGGGTACAGCAATTTACATTAAACTCCCTTTCTACATCAGAACATAAGTCTTTTATATATTGATTAGATCTACTATATCCAACGATAACAAAACCCAATCCATTTATCAAATGATCCCATACAACTTCCTTATCAACGTCTGGAGTAGGTGCCCAGTAGGGCTTGTACGTTCCTAACTCCCTCTTAGTACCATCAGAGTTTATTAACTCCCAACCCATATCAGAACGAGATAACGCATCCTCTACATGAGTCCAATTACAATACTTTTCTGGTTCTTGTAGGAACCCTTTTATATGTACAGCACCATCGTTGTGAATAAAATCACGACTGGCGCATAAACTGTTTAACGAGACCATGGTTATGATTACCTTTCTTTACGAGGTTAATTGTAATAGCTATCCTAGCAGGACATTCCTTAGGACATGAACTTGCGTGATAGTGTTTGCCATTGAAAGCAAATAGTTTATTCTTCTCTGGATGACACTTACCAAGTATAGTATACTTCTCAGATTCCTGATGCTCATTGAATACTACAGTAGGTCCATCTGATTCATTAATATAATATAAGCATGTGTAATGCTCACCAACTGATGTCTCTGGATAATCTACATGTGGAGCATTGTGTTCCTGATGTTGATCAAATATTGAAGGGAAGTTCATCCCTACTCTAATCCTAGCTAGGTACCACTCCTCTCCATCTAGTTCCAATGCGTCTAGAATATAATGGTACATGAATGAAAAACTAGGATACCACTCACTAGCTTTACCATCAACAAATGGAGTGTGATGAAACCCAGGTTGACTTGGAAGAATCTCAGTTACTTTAGTCCTATCTTCAGGAGCAGTGGTAACATCATCAATCCAATACCAAGGAAATATATCAGATGTAACTACATCATGTATCTCATGTGCTAATGAGATTGGGAAAAAATTTCTAAACTCTTTCATCGTAAATTAAATGCTAAAGAAATGCGGTCCTCTTCAGACTCGTTTGGTAGTACTTGATGTTTGACCCATGCTGGAAATATTATAGCACGATTTACCTTAGGTTTGTACATCCACTGAGCACTACTATATCTAGTGTTGTCAGGGCAAATAGATCCTAAAGCATAATCATTACCATCCCTAGTGAAACAAAGATCACCAGAGTTCTCTTGTGCTTTAATATAAAAGACACCAGAGAATCTTGATACAGGGTGTACATGGGGTTGATTGAATCCACCTTTAGGATTGATGTTAACCCATAGGTTATCCATCTTAGGATAGTCTCCACGACATCCTAAATCATCTGCTAGATGTGTTACCTCATTCTCCATCCATTCAACGAAAGGTTTTAATGGAGTACCACCAAACTCTTCGATATCATTAGACTGCCAACCACCTACGTTCGATACATCTCTACCTGTATCCTCCTCTTTTATTCTACGACACCAATACTCTATAGAACCTAAATCAAACTCTAAGTCAAATATCCATATAGGTGTAGGGAAGATCTCATCTAATATCATTTATCCCATGGTGTAGGAGAAAAATTCAATGGAGTATACTTAAATCCAAAGCAATGACTCCATCTGAAATCTACACCATCCGCAATATAAGGTGAGTGTGGAGTGTTAGCATTATAGATTGTCATCGTACCATGCTTGGCAGGAGCAAATCCTATTCTTCTAAATCCCCACTCGTAAGCTTCCTTGTCTGTAAAGTTATTCCATCCTGGTTTATGATCGGTACCGCTTCCGTACCAACTATGCCACTTTTTATAGAGCTGGTGATTTGGATCGATTTGGAAATCGTACCGTCCTTCACTAATCGTTCCTTTATACTCATAGAGGGTTGTGCCTGTTGTTCCTGGTTCATGTTCTGATAACCATAGGTTTGAAATGAAACCTTCATCATATGGATAATCCACATGAGGTAAAGCACTATATCTAACTGGGTTAGATTCAGATCTTAAAAAGATATTAGCCCACTCAGATAAACGTTCATCATTTATACAGGACTCTTCTTTAGGTCTCTTAAAATAATTTATGACAACAAAGTCTCTTACTGCTTGAGCAAGAGGGTTAAACAACCAGTAAGGTATGTGATGAACAATGAAGGGATTGGCATCAAAGGCAGTCTCTTGATTGTTCATATCCTCTATAGGATAACACTCACATATATCCTTTAACCTATCCAATCCACCATCAGCAAATATATTATCTACTTCCCAATGTGTACTGTGATACACATGTGTCCACTCCTCTGCTGGCTTGATGATATCAGTACCATCATACAGGTGTCTGGGGGTTGGTAAAACTTTCATAAAGTTTCCTGATACAGTCTCAATCATGGCCAAAGTAATTAAATGAAATACAGATTCTAGGACTTACATTACTAGATGGTACCCTATGTTTAACCCATGATGGGAACAGAAGGAACTCATACTGTTCTGCTGGAACCTCAATAGAATGGTCGTTAGTACCTAACATGGTAGCATACGGTGTCATGCGTAGTATAGCATCGTTAGGATTTATGAACCTTATGTTAGCAGACCCTTTGGGTTTTCTAAAATAGAATACACCAGATACTTGAGATTGACCCCACCAACCATCTCTATGGTTGTGAGCAACAGTAGTGTCACCTGAGAAATGTTTATTAGCCCAAGCATCATGAGCATCAATATACATCATCTTCCTGTAACCAAGTACCTGTACCCAGAACTCTCTGACAGCCATGGTCAATGGTTTGAACAACCATTGTAATTCTTCAAACTCATGTAGGTTTAATGTCTGTGGTCCAGTTGATAGACCAGACTCACCTTCAAACTCACCTAAAGTCTTGTCCAGAAACATTCTGTTCAGACAATCTTCAGTATGGGCATCATCATATTCATTAGGTATGATGCGACCTCTTTCAACTGGTACTCCAAATAAAGGTAAGACACTCATTTCCAATACTTCCTCAATATCTTATTCGTCTTCAACTGCCTCTGCGTTACACTAACATTCTCAGGGAACTGGTTATAAGCAGTGTACATAAACTCATCTTCTAATCTATAATCTTTTTGTTCAGCACAATCTATACTGACATCTAAGTCTTCTAATAATCTTCTAGATATTGGTATGTACATACAGAGTGGAGTACCTGCTTTAACTAATTCATCTCCTTCTAATACGTGCCACCATAACTGGACATTGACTTCATAAGCAGAACGTGGATCGAGTATACCAGCTATTGCTGAGAAGCGAGTCTCATTAACAAATGGTACTTTTGTTTGTAAGAATACAACATCATCATCAGCCTGTACACGCCAAGTAGTATTCACCTTTACTACCTGATCAACAGTAGTATCCTTGCTACTGTCCAGTAACCATTTGGATACGTTCTCATCATGAAGCACCACGTAGTCAGATCCAGGTGGACTGAAACCCGTCTGCGTGAATAGAATAGTATGTCCGTCCCCGTTAGTATGTACTTTAAAATCAGCAGGAGCATGGACAATATATCCAGTCCTCATGATTTGATTAACAGCAGGGCATCTCCCTATAGAATTTGATTCCTCACGTTCTCCTCTCAGTAGAGGACCAATAGGACATCTACTTAATCTATCTTGAAACTCTTTCTTTTCTTCCTTACGCCAGGTTCTATCTAAGTCAACAGATTTAGTTATTGGATGAAGTGTATGTACTCCATGATTTAATGAAAAAAATCTTGCTCTTGGGTTCTTCTTACGAAATAAATTCAAAGGATTCATCATTATCATATATGTTCTTCAGTAGGTAATCATAATGAACAGGCTGCGTCTTTAAGTATCTTAGCACAGATTCCTTATAATGCTTGTGCCTGTCAGCAGAGTTCCTTGCTTCTGCCTCTGAGTATTCACCTCTATTTATGACGTATCTTGTAGTCGCTTTTGTACAGGGATGGTACCCTAGACCAGCAGCAATATATGTAGTACCTCCCAATGCCTGAGGAGCATTTGAGATATTAAAAGAGTGGATCAATTCTTGGTATAACCGTGGTGACCGTACTATCTTATCATTCATTTCTTCATGAGTGAGAGGAGACCTTTCATGGAACTGTCTCCAGTAAGCAGTATCAGTTCTTGGAGACAAGTAATAGTGTATCTCAAGAAACTCTTTCATTGCTTCCATCTCATAGTTGACTGAGTGGTTGTAACCATCTACATCAAGTTTTGATATAAACCCATCTCTACGTTGGAAGACATCAATTAATCTTATAATATTTTCATGTGTACTGAAGAGTCCAGTGGATTCCAAAGGTTCTAAGAACCCCTGTGACAACCCAATACCAATAACATTCTTCACCCATGCGTCCATCCTTCTACCATGTCTGAACTTAATGTGTTGTAGATCACCCTCAAACCCTCCCAGGTGCTCTCTGAAGGTCTCCTCAGCATCTTCTTCAGTAGTAAACTTACTTGAGTAAACATATCCCTTACCGATACGATTCCATAAAGGAATTGTCCATACCCATCCTTCAGGCATAGCATACCCATCAGTAGTATTGATCATCTGTTCACGACGATTCTCATATGGAATCCTCGCTGCTATAGCACTATCATTAGGTAGGAATTCAAAGTCTAGATGAGGTACTCCCATGATACCACCTAAGAGAGCAGACTTAAATCCTGTACAGTCAATAAAGTAATCAGCATGATACATCATACCTTGACTGTCTACTAGGTAATCAATCTCACCATCACTATTAAAGACACCCTTTTCTATATCAGCCCAAGAATGTTCAACACTCTGACATCTATTATCCTTTAACCAATTCCCAAATTTATCTGAATCAAAATGATATGCTCTATTCCATGTTGGACTGAAGTTACGAAGATAGTTGCCACTACCATTTACTCTATTAGTCTGAGCAAGATATGTTATAGGATTGTAGAACTCGCAGAATGTATTATCTGGAAACTCATCTGGATATAAGTTATGAAGATGGTACCAATCAACTATACCACCATCTGAATAATCTGTCTCACCAAATGGATACTGGAATGTTGTTCCATCTCCTTTCCAATTGGTAAATTGAATCGATACTTTATAGGTAGCATTACAAGCTGCCATCCACTCCTTGTCTTCAAGTTCAAGTAGATTCAGGTACCTATTAAAATGTCCAAGTGTAGACTCTCCTACACTCATCTTTGGTTGATGATAACTCTCTACTAATTGTATCTTATGTTCTGGAAACAAATGGCAGAAAGCGGCAGCAGTCATCCATCCAGATGAACCACCACCAACTATACAAATTTTAGCCATGTTCGTAATAAGGATTATCTATGCCAGCTACATCTTCGTAATAAAAGTCCCAAGGTTCAGGGAACTTATCTATCTCTTTTATAATCTCATCGCTGAGTTGATACCCTGATGATAACTTAACAAAGGAAGCTAAGTCAATGTTATTACGTTTATCCATGTAATCGCATGTCCATTCAGTAGCAGGAGTATGCCTATGACCAGCAGCAATGTAAGAATTACCAGCTAGGTTCTGGAAGTTCCAGTCAGATATTTGATCCATCCTCAATGGGAACTTATCAAATGGGTATGCTCTATACTCATCCCTTGCCATGTCAGAAAGATAATCTATATCCTCACTGATATATTTCCAGTATGGGGTATCATCCCTAGTGGTCATCATATAATGATTAGCCACAAAATGAGCAAAAGAAATGAATTGTTTGCGAGATCTATGGTTAAACTGATCTCTTATCAATGTATTAACTTTACCATTATGTACTGACAAACTATCTGCTAAGAAGATAGCAAAGTTATGTACACTAAGTAAGCCATTGGATTCTAATGGTTCAATGAACCCACCAGCCAAACCTATACCTACAACGTTCTTATGCCATATCTCTTTCGATACTCCATTTCTCCATTCGATCAAACGAGGTTCACCTATGATCTCATGATCACCTAGGTACTCTTTAAATTCCTTTAATGCTTCCTCATCAGAACAGAACTTATTACTGAAGTTATATCCTATTCCCATTCTTGTTGTTAACGGGACATGCCAAACCCAACCATTATCAAGTGCTGTACACTTGGTATGGTTTAACATCTCAGTCTTCTTATCAATGTACTTGACTCTCGCAGCCCAAGCACGATTGTTAATTAACCATGGGAACTCTTCCCACTCAACACCCATGTACTCCCCTAAGAGGAGTGATTTAAATCCAGTACAATCTATAAACAGATCAGCATCATACTCATGCTTATTACCTATTAGTGTTGTAATATTTCCTGACTCATCCTTCTCACAATCTTGAATAGTATCGTGATGATGCTTTACTCCACGAGGACCACAGAATTCTCTCTTCAACCACTTAGTAAACTTAACAGCATCTAAGTGATACCCTGAGTTTTTCGTGTAATCGAAACTTTGAAATTGATCTACTACTACTTTATTATCTTCTATTATTTTCCAATATGGAACCATCCACTCAGCAAAAGACATGTCTGGTTTGCCACCAGTTGCCTGTAAGTGAAAGAACCATTCTAAAATATCACAACTTGAATTAGAGGGAGGAGCACCATCATAGAATGGGTAATGGAAATCTCCATACTCACTGAAGTTCTCGAATTTTACACTATACTTATACGTCGCTTCACATTCATCCATCCATACATCAGAGATATTCATCTCCTTACACCAGTCCCTAAACAATTGAGTAGTGGATTCTCCTACCCCAATCGTCGGTATGTCTGGCGAATCTATGACTGTTATATCAAGCCATGGATGTGATTTAATCAGAGTAGAAGCAGTTATCCAACCAGCAGATCCGCCTCCAACTATACAAATCTTCTCAATTTTCATAACAAAGTATTATTGTGCTATCCAGTATATATAGGTCTCCCCGTAACAGGGTCTGGACCCCAACCTTCTTCATATACTGTTGGGTTCTTAAAGGTAGTTACCTTCTGTCTCTTATTAGCAGGAAGACTATTCCATGCTGGAGCCTCCTCAGTTCCCATCTCAAATTCTTTCTTATCCGCATAGAAAGAAGCATCAGCATCAGCAGCATCTTGATTAACAATAGCGTTCTTAACTGCTGTTATACTATCCCTCCATTTGGTAGTACCATTTATTTGGTCCCAATACAGCATATCGAGTTGATCCTCGACTTGACCATATTCAACCTTTCTTTTCATTTGTTGGTTACGTTCTAAGCGATCCTCGCTATTAAAGAACTCACCATTATAGAGTACCCATAAGTTAGTGACATTATCATCGTCACATTGTACCCATCTGACCTGGGCATCATCACCCTGGTATACCTCGAACTCATCACCTACATCAACGATATCTGTGATAAAGCCTCGGTAGTCTACTAGACAACTTTTAGCCATGTTTCTTTTGAATCCTGTTTACTATTTAGCGAAATTCCATAACGATAACAGCACCTGCCATACCATTCGCTCCTTGATAAGAACGCTGATATCCAGATGTCCCACCACCACCTCTAGCAGCTCTTAACTGTGAGGATCGTGTGCCTTGTGACCAGTTACCATGGGCACTCATTGTGCCACTACCGAAGAAGCCACCGCCACCATGACCAAAATAGTTCATGTGACCAATGCCGCCCCCACCGATAATGTTGAGGTTTCCTCCAGTTGATTCACCACCCAGTCCACCACAATGTTGATAAACTTGGTTAGCACCTAGTCCACCATAAGCAGAACAGTAGTTTCCAAAGGAAGATGTGTTACCTCCACCACCGTTTCCAGAGTAGTATGTACCACTTCCAGAACCTGAACCGACTGTACAGTATACACTTGTTACACCACGTACGTCGATAACTTCTTCACAATATCCTCCAGCACCACCTGATTCAGCATGTCCTGAACCACCACCACCGCCTCCAATGACGCGAACAATGATTCTATTAATGCCACTTGGTCGGTACCATGTACCACTATTGAAGAATGTTTGTATACTTGCTGGTCCTATTTGTTCGTAAGTAGCATTGCTACCATCACTGATTAAAAATTTCCCTTCCTTGTTCAATGGACTTGGAGGGATAGAGCTACTATTCATAGTAGTTCCACCGAGTGATAGGTTATACCCTTCGGGGATCAGAATAGTTTCACCCGACGCAGCGTCGAGTTCGTTAGTGTATACGTTTGACATAGTTATCTAAAGTTCCAGACACAGACGACACCAGACATTCCCCTAGCACCACGTCTTTGTCCGTGATATCCAGGTGAACCACCACTGCCTCTAGCAGCCCTGTATTGATAGTTATAAGCGTAGTGACCTCCACGAGGGTGACCAGTAGCACCAGCACCACCAAAGAAAGATCCACCACCAGGCATACCAGACCAATATTCATGACCTGATCCACCTCCACCATAGATGTTCATCTGACCACCTGAGCCACCGCCAGGAAGTCCACCACAGTGTTGATAATTACGGTTAGCACCATTTCCACCACCAGCAGAAAGGTAGTTACCAAAAGAAGAGGAATTACCGTTAGCAGCACCACCAGAATAATAGGTTCCACCCCATGATCCAGGTTGTCCTACAGTAACAGATATAGATGATACACCTGTTACATCAATAATTTCTTCTGAGTATCCACCAGCACCGCCAGCTTCTCCCACACCAGATCCTGCTCCTCCTGCTCCGCAGATTCTAACAAGAATTCTTTTTACTCCAGTTGGTCTTGACCATGTACCATTAGATGTCCATACAGACATAGAAACAGCACCATGTTCTTCCCAGTTACGAGATGATCCATTACTTATAAGGATCTTACCATTCTGCCCACTAGGTGATGGCATAACACTAGAAGAGTCTAGGGTTTTGCTACCTAATCTAAGTGAATATCCTGACTGAATAGTTACGTTCGACCCTGATTGGGGTACTAATGTATTAACTTTAAGTAAACTCATTTATTTAAACTCCCAGACTACGATCATTCCACTCATACCTTCTGGACCCAGATAGGATCTATGCCAAGCATTAGCACTTCCCGAACCAGGCGCACAGCGTGTTTGGTGGTTACGAGAATAATCTCCACCACGAGGGTGACCTCTAGCAGCACATCCACCAAAGAAGGATGAACCACCAGCACCATTATATCTCCCGTGAGCAGATCCACCGCCCCCGTACATATTAACATCTCCTCCAGTTCCTACTCCACCTAAACCACCAGCGTGCTGATAAGTTTGGTTAGCACCGTCACCACCTGTAGCAGTACAGAATGAACCGAATGATGAAGCAGTACCAGCTCCCGATCTACCTGAATAGTATGTACCAGTTCCACCTACACCAATAACAACTGAGACTGAACTGACACCACTAACATCGCATATACGTTCAGTGAATCCACCAGCTCCACCACATTCTCCATGTCCAGATCCTCCTCCACCAGCAGCAACAAGTCTAACCATAACGGTATTAACACCAGTAGACTTACTATAACTACCAGAACTTGTAAAGGTCTGAATTGAGGTAGCTCCGTATGTATCGTATATAATTGATTCTCCATCACTACCAACTGCTTTGTTGGTTTGTCCAGAAGCACTTGGTAGAACTGAGGACTCATTAATTTTGGCACCACCCAATGACAACGATGTTGTCGCTGGAATAGTAATAGTTGAACCTGAGTATGCTCTCAGGTTATTTACGTATAATCGACTCATAGTTTTTTAGAGAATTACCCAAGCACCGCCTGATGCGATGGAGATTGTGTAGCCAGAACTGACTGTTAGTGGACCGTAGGAGGCACAAGAGTCACCATTATTTATAGTGATACTTTCTGAGATAGATTGGTTATTACGCTTGATAATACCGTACCTATCTACCCACTGCTTAGATCCGTCAGCACGTAGTACAACTGATCTTTGACCACCTGATAGACCAACTGAATCGGAGTCAATGTCTAAACCATTATCACCCTTGATCTGCATCCTGTAGGATGTCTGAGTAGTGTCACTACCTGGTTCAAATAATGTCCAATGACCGCCATCGGTTAGAGATGCTACACTATAGTCAGCATCGTTTCTCCAGTAGTAGTTACTACCAGTACTGAAGTATGTATGAGAGTTGTTAGAGAAGTAGAAGCGTCTCTGACCCTCATTAGAATTCTGCCACTGGTTGACTTGGTTACCCAAGTAAGGTAATCCAGTTGCTGTGTAACCATCAAGTAAGTCAGCGTTCAAGTTAGAAACAACTGTAGTAGAAGCAACTACAAATGGTGCTGTACCAGTAGAAACTCTAGATTGTATCTGACCGAAGAAGTGTACAGTAGAATTATCATAACGGTACTTCATGACACGAGTGTCAGCACCATTCGATCTTCTGTAGAAGGTTATATCATCACCTTGCTCAGAGTTAAATGCTCCAGGAGAGTTGTCTCCGTTGTAAGCAATACCACCACCATAGGCAGATGATTGTCCAACGTATAAGTAACCTGTACCTTGGTTAGAACCATATGCTTCAAAACCACACTGATAAGAATCACCAGCTAATGCTCTAATAGTTGTGTTAGCAGATCTACCTGTTGATCCAAACTGTGCGTCACCTGAAGATGTTAAAGAAACGCCTGGATTGCTATCACCAATGCCCAAGCGACCATTACGGAAATAAACGTTATTGTATGATAGGTATGTACCATTCCATCCGAAGTTATTTGAATCATTACCAAATCTAATGTAACCTAGGTTACCATTGTTCTTACCTTTAATGGATAGAACGTTGGTTGTTGCCTTACCGATATGAATACCGTTGGCATCACCTAGTTGTAAGATAGTAGTACCAGT